GTCAGCACCCGAGCCGCCCTGTGCTGACGTCTTAAAAGGGCATGCGGTGTAGTCCGAGCCTACAAGCTGAACCGAGCCAGTCCCGAGCAGGTACACCCCTCCGCAGGCTCCGTATATCGCCGCTGCCTGTCCCGCCGGAATGCTGACTACTCCGTCAGCTCCGGGCGTTACGGCGGGAGCAGTGGACGCGTACACCGTTGCAGTGCCGTCGTTCCTGAGCCAGGCGTTCGTCCCGCCGCTGTAATCTGCCCTGATTTCCTCGCCGGTGAAGACGATTGTTTTTGATGTCATGATTTATCCCTCCAAAAGTACCTTTTTGCCGTTGAAATACAAACCGTCTGACTTTGCTTCAAGCTTTTTGCCCGTCATGCCTAAGCTCCACCCATCGCTGGTGATTTTCAGCGTCAGGGTGGTTCGTGATTCTGTCTGAATGGCCAGGCTGTCAGGGTATACCTTGAGCTTGCCGCCATTGTAAACCTGAAGCGAAGTGTGGTCGATCTGTCCTGAATCGTCTGACGTGCATATGAATATAGGATATTCCGCACAATTGTCTACAACCAAACTACATGTGCCGCCACAATTGTCGTACAGTTTTATTGCGCCGTGCCCAGAGCCTTCAAACTCTATGCCGGTGTTCCCATACGCACCCAGCCGAAACCCTGTCCCAGTGCCCTGCTTAGTCAGGAAGGCTATCTTGCCGGAATCATCAGCGCCGAAGGATACTCCACTATCGTCTGTGACAGCCCAGTACTTTGACCCTGTTGTCTGGAGTTTTTCGGCAGTGCCATCGCCTTTTGCCTCCTGCTTGCTCTGCTGAATCTGACTATAGGAAGTAGGCGTAAAGCCGCTTGAACTGGACACATTCTCAAACCCGCCGCAGGTGACGGTCATGGAGCAGTTCCCGGATATCGCTATCTTGGAAACATTGCCGGTAATGGCAACCTGCTCTTCCTCATCGTAGACCTGAATACGGTCGCCGACATGCAGGTCGAAGTCAGGCTCTGCAAGCGTGAACGACATCGGCGTCAGCTCGAATACGGTGTAATACTCGGAAATCTTCGTCAGATACGTTTCAAACATGGTATCGTCCAGACCGTAGCTTATGTACTGATTTTTGAGCACAAGCGTGTACCCGGCGTCGGTTCCCATCTCATAAGTCTTGTTTTTCTGCGAAGTTTTCACCTTTGAGAATACGACAGTTTCATCGCTGTAATCAAGCTCCATAAGGTCGCCGGAACTGTATTCCCGTGTGACTGTCTTGGAAAACTTGTCGATCTGGAGCTTGTTGACGTCGTTGATATACGCAAACCCGCCGTTCCATTCCGCCATTCCTGCCACAAGGTTGCGGCAGGAATTTGCGTAGATGTACTGAGTGTAATCCGCGGAAATAATACCGTTGTCCCACACACCGTTCAGTACGACGTTATCAAATGATACCTCGGAAGCAAGCCCGGCTTCAAATACGCACTGAGCATACACCGCCCAGAACGTCTGCGGAAACGTGTAATCGGTCGGGAACTCGGTGCCCAGCTTCACCATATCGTCGTATGCGGTAAGTTCTATCACGCCGTTCCGGCGCTTCGGAAGCTCCGTATTGTAGTAGCCGAAAAATTTCCCGTCTATCTCAAGCTTTACGCGGCAGTTCGCGAATGTGCCCCGGGAGAAACGCTGCGTATTGTTATCAATGAGCAGGTACAGCGTTTTCGCATTCACGCCGCCAAGCTCGAAGCTCTCGCCAGAGTAGCAGCTCGCTTCGTACTGAAAGTCGAACAGGTCGTCCTCGGTCAGAACGATATCCTCCTGACCAGCTTTTGAAAAGGTAATTAAAAACACCTTTAAGCCTCCTTACTTTTCGCGGAACTGCACAGTTACGCTGATATCTCCATGGAACTTCCCAAGCTGGATATCCGCTTCGTTGATGTCCTGCGTATGGCTTTCGACATGCATTGTTTTCGTCAGAAATTTGCCTTTCGAAGGACTGTAGTATGTCAGCATTCCGTAAGTGCTGGCGTCGATTTTGCCGATTGCGGCGCTTTCCTCGGCGGTCAGCCCCTCCCACGTTACACGGACGTCCTCTTTCCGGGCAATTATCTTCTTGGAGTAGGAACCGCCGAGGGTCTGCCCGCTGTTGGTTCCCTCAACGATACGCTCCTCAAAGGATATCCCCGGGGATGGTGTCGGCAGCGGTTCTCCGTTCCACCACATCATAAAACATCACCTCTCAAGTCATAAGCACATTTTTGCCGGTTTGAATTATCTTGCCATTCGTGACATCTACCATGACGTCCGCAAGCTTCTGCGTACCGATATAAACCGGGACGTTTACGATCTGGGACATAAGCTTTGTCGCGCCGCTCAGTACGGTTCCGGCTGCGCTCATGCTCTGGGCGGCGACAGGAGCAGTGGACAGCGTTCCGCCGCTCACCGCGGCAGCGATATCTCCGAGGGTTAGATCCTCGGTTCCGAGCTGCTTGTTCCAGCCCTCGACGAACGCTTTTGCGGTGTCGAATCCGACCTGATACATGTCGCTGGTCATGCCGTCAAACGCGCTGCGGAGCTTGTCCACAAAGTTCTCCTTGAGGCTGTTGACCTCGTCCTGATAGTATTTCGCGGATATTTCTGCGGCTGTCCTGTGGAGCCGCTCAAGGCTGTCGAAATAGCTGTTCCATGCCTGATCCGACATATTGAGCAGCTTAGAGCCGAACTCCATGCCTTCCTCAATATCCATGTTCAGTATGGAGCTGAGCGTGCTTTCATCAGCGCCGCGCGCCTTGAGAGCGTCCAGCATTGCGCCATATTCCTCAAGAACCTTGATGTTATCCTCAATGCTGTCAGCGCCCATTTTGTAGGTCTCGACATCATGCTCGGCGGTGGTGATAGTGAAATCACCCTTGACCGCCACCGTTTCCGGAATGGTTTCGGTGACCTTTTCGAACGTCTTGTTGAAGTCTGTAAGCTTAGCCGTCAGGCTGTCCCGCGCGGAAACTATCTTCTCCAGAGCGGACAGCGTGGTGTCGCTGGCGTCGTTCAGGAGCTGCTCCAGAGCGTCTTTGTTCGCCTGGATCATCTTCTGATTGTATTCGTAGGTCTCAAGGAACGCGCTGCGCCATTCGGCGGAGTTTTTGTCGAGGTACTTGTCCCGGAGCTTAGCAAGTTCGGAATAGTATTTTTTCTCCGTGATATGGTTGGTTTTCAGCTTAAATTCAAGTTGGGATTTTTCTTCGGAGTATGCCGCTTTCCGGGCGGCAATGGCTTCGGCGGCTGCCTGTTCCGCGGCTTTTTTGGCTTCCTCATCTGCTTTTTTCTGCTCCTCAAGGCGCTTTTCGTATGCCTTTTTTTGCTCCTCGGATAAGCTGTCGTAGTACTTCTTTATTTCGACGTTGACCGAGCGCCATTCGTCCGATTCGTTCTCAAGGAACTCATCGCGGAGCGAAGCAAGGGTAGCGTAATACTCCTCCGCAGACATACGTCCCATATCATAGTCGTACTTGTAGGATTCTTTCCAGTACTTGAAATCCTCGCTTTTCTGTTTCCAGTAATCAGGTAGGCTGTTGTCGGGTTGGGCTTGTTTGCCGCTCGTGGCGGCAGGGGTCTGGCTCCCGGAAGCAGTAATGCCGTCCTTGTAGGATTCGGACGCAAGGCTCTGCCATTCTGCTATTGTTTTATCGGCTTCTTCTATGGCTTTTTGTGCAGCTTTAACGTCCGCCTCAAACTGTTGTCCTGCCGCCAAAGTGTTCCCGTAATCAGAAAATACAGTAGCTGTCGCTTTGATTTTGGCGAAGTAGTCATCGGAGTTTAGTCCACCGTATTTTTCATTAAGTTCTTTTAGCTTATTCTCCGCATTACGCTTAATATTATATGCTTCAGTCGCCGCTTGCTCATATGCTGACAGCTTCACGGAAGCAGTTTTTTTCTGGATATAGATATCGACCGCGTCCGTCAGGTCACTGTACTTTCCTGTGAGCTGGTCTACGACAGTGACCTCATCGCCGAGAACGCCCTGAAGCTCCTGTGCCAGAGTTGAGAGTTCCTTCTGCTCGTCGGAAGTCAGACTTACGGCAGTGCGGAGTTCGTCGTATCTCTTGACCTTATCCTTCAGCACGGACATTTCTGCCTCATTATCGGCTATAGAGCTTTCGACTGAATCGTGCATCTGGTCTATCGCATCATTCAGCTCTTTGGCTGCGGATTCCGCAGTTCCGGCGCTGATTGCGAAACCTGTGAGAGCTGCTGCAAGCAAACCTACCGCAACGGCAATAATTCCTGCGGGGTTCATGCTCATAGCAGTGTTGAGGGCTATTGTTTTTGCAGTTGCAATATCCAGCTTTCCACTAAGCACAGCATAGATAATCTCCTGCGCTGTAAGCTCGCCTTTCAGCGCTGCGCTCTTGATTGCAGCCGCTCCCTGCGCATTTCCGAGCAGAGTGACCTGTAAAGCGGCGGTCTGCCAGCTTGCAATCACTTTTGTCAGCACATTCGCGGTCTTGAAAGCAATAACCGCAGCGGTAACACCGGTGACTGCCGAGGCTATAAGGTTGATGTTTTTGAGCAGCAACGTCAGCGTTCCAGAAATAAAGCTACCGACTGTTTCGGCAACAGTCTTTATTCCACTCGAATCCAATGCATCTGAAACACTTTGCGCGGTTTCGCCTATAGCCGGAAGAAGCTGCTCTGCAATTGCGCTCGTCAGATTGTCTATCTGGTTCTTAGCAACCTGTGTCTTTTCTGCGGTTGTATCCATCATAGTTTCCGCAGCAGTAGCAGCAGCTCCAGTGGAATCTATCATGGCGGTGATGTTGCTCTTGAATGATTCTGCATTGGAAAGCAGAATGTTTGCCGCTTTTGCACCCTCGGAAGAGGAAAACATATCCGACAGAGATTTTCCGGTAGACTGAGCATATTCATCCATGAGTTTGAGAACATCAGTAACGTCATATCCCATCGCCGAGATCTCGGAGATTTTTTTGCCAGCCATATCGGTTCCGGCAGTAGCAGCCTGCATTGCTTTTTCGGCGGTCGATCCGGAAGCTCCAAGCTCATTTATCATGGCATTGAGGTAAGTCGTGGTTTCGGCAGTTGCAACGCCGTTTGCCGTAACGGTTGCATACATAGCGCCGAGTTGGTCGAACGCAACGTTAACGCCGTTTGCAGTCGGGATCAGCTTACCCATATTTGAAGCAAGTTCATCGACGGTGGTTTTACCGAGATTTTGCGTCGTGATGAGAACATCCTGAACATGAGTAGCTTCTGACATCTCCATCTGATAAGCGTTTAACGCAGTTGTGACGATATCTATAGCAGTAGCAGTCTGGGTAAATCCGCCTTTTGAAAGATTTACGGTATTTTCAACGAATTCAAGGACGTTGTCCTGCGGAACGCCTGCTGATAAAGCAGAATACATTGATTCTGCAAGATCTGTAAAGGCAACTCCGGTGCGATTGGACATTTCTATAAGTCCCTCAAAGTATTTAGTTAAATCGTCCCCGCTCAGTAATGTACTTGCTTTTGCAAATGCAGTTTCATTGCTCATAGCCATTGAAACTGCATTGCTGGCAGCAGCCTTTAACGCCGAACCTAGCTTCTGTATTCCCTGCGTAACAGCTTCCGAGACCAGATTAGCCTTGATTATGTCGCCTGTCTTGAGCGCCGCATCTCCTGTGTCGGAAATGCCGTCCTCAAGACTTCCCATGGCATTGGTCATGTTGTCTGCAGGAGTTGTATCCAGCGCTTCCTGAATCGTATCTCCGAGCTGCTCCGTGGAGCGCTGCGCTTCAGAAACATCGTTCTGCGTGACGATACGGACATATCCGTCAGCCTGTGACATGCTATCCTCTCCTTCCTATCTTCGAGATAAAGTCCTGCACGGCGCTGCTGTGCTTATGTTCCGACAGGGATATCAGCTCCGGGTTCTTCCTGACGAACTCCTTTTCACTGTCTGTAAGTTTCCCGGAGTGCTGCCGCGAACGCAGGCTTATGAGTGTATTAAAAAAGCAGTCCCTGCCAAGGTCGGCAAAAAGACTGCGGAACTTCCAGTAATGAAGATTTTCAACGGTGTTTAAATCAATGTTGAAAGTGCTTTTAAACGCCGTGTAAATATAAGCTGAATCCTTATTAAGATTGTAAACTATCTGCTGACGAGCCTTGCCGCCGTCAACAGATTCGCCGAGATTTAAAAATTTCAGCCCCTGCTCAATTGCAAGGGCTGTATTTTTCGGCGGATCCGGATAGAGGAGCGTAATAAGCACAGTCAGCTTTTCATGTTCCATGAGCCGCTCGTCCTCCAGTGCCTGAATTATTCGCAGGCATACCCGGAAATCTGTATTTATAGGTACCGCTTCGCCGTCGATCAGGACAGCCTGCGGCATTTGTTCAAGCAGGTAATTCACTTCATGACACCGCCCTGAACCGCTTCGGTGTAGTGCCTGATAAGCTGGTCGGAGGTCTGGGTGAAGTACTTTGCAGTTTCGCAGATGAAACGGATAAGCTCCGAAGGCTCGCAGCGCCCGCCTGTGAGGATCTTCGCTGTTCCCTCGCCGTAGATTCCATCTACCTGCTCGCCGAGAAACTCGGCAAAGCGGCGCAGCTCCTTTGCGTTCTCCAGTTCGGCGTTCGAAACGCCGTTCTTATCGACAACGACCTTAAATTCTTTAGGCTTGTAGTTCTTCAGGTTTTCGTAGGTCTGGTAGAACCGTTCACGAACAGCAAGGTCTGTCGGGTAAAAGCTGATATTATGTGTTTCGCCGTTGGCGGATATTTCGATATCAACCGGGGATTCGGGAGTTACTGTGTATTTCATTGTGTTCATATAAATTCCTCCACGAAAAAGAGCGCCATTTCAGTGGCGCTCTTTATGTCAATTGCTCAAGTTATGAAATCTTATCGGCAGATGAAAGAAGATCCTTCAGTTCCGAATAATTGTCTATCGTCGCCTGATCATCAACGCTTTCAGCACCGCGGTAAACGTATTTTACGGTTTTGTAAGCCTGCCATCCTATTTTTTCAAAGGAATTGCCACTGTCCTTGTATTTCCTTTCAAGCAGTTCCCCGTTATACATTGCAAGCTCCATGCTTTCCTGATTGTCAAATATGTTATCAACATTATTTTTTAACCAATCAAGTGCCGACTGAAGATCTTCTTCGGTAGCAGTTTCGGAGTCAGCTTTTGCTTTATAGAACAAGTAATCAACATATGCAGATGTACCATGCTCTTCGGGTTCAGCAAGCTCTGTGCCAAAAGTTGTTGAGGTAGATACATTGGTAGCGCTACTTTCATACTGATTCCCAGTCTGCGAACATGCAGACAATGATAAGCAAATACCTAGCATTGCAATAATGGCTGTAATTTTACTTTTCATAAACTTAACCCTCCAGATGTGATTTTTCTACATTATATCACACCCAGAGGATAAAGTCAAGCAGAAAATGTCACTTTACGACCCGTACACCGCCGTAACGCTTCCAGCCTTAACAGCCTTACCCGCCGCGTCAGCCTCGACTACCGTGATGGTCGCCGGCGACCCGGTCAGGGTTATCGCGGAACCAGGGGAAAGCGCAGACCAGCTTGTAACGTCCTGCCCCTCGGTGACAGTCTGAGCGGACGCGCCGCCCTTGTACACATAATGATTACCGGTGCTGAGCTGCGGGGACACCAGCAGCACCGTACTGGTCGCAGAGCCGCCTGCGGTAGAAACGACCGTCAGCTCCTCGATACCGTCGTCACTGGTGAATGTGTTCGCCGCGCGGTCATATATACCGTATGTGCGGTCGCCCTCCCAGACGATGTCGAACGGAGCTGTCAGACCATCGGCAGCGGAACCGCCCCAGCTCTTGAGGTCGATCTTTGCTTCCTGCGTCCATGCCGCGAACTTTTCGTCGCCCTTGCTGTCGAAAATAGAGACCTCCATAAAGCGGTACTTGACCTCGTCAAGCTGCTTGTTCAGCCGATCTATCTCATACAGCTCCTTGCCGAGCGCGGAGTCCCTTGCAACGAGGAACGGTGAAACTGATGTCACCTGATTGCCTTTTACAACCTTAGTCTTGGTCTTTCCGAGAACGTTCTTGGTCTGTGTGACCGTGTTGTTGCGGGTACGCTCCATGCTCTCGTTGTCCTCGCCGATGGGATACCATATCCCATTGATCTGTATCAGCAGTACGCTGTATTCGCGCTCTACAGCGCCTGTTCCTGTGATTGCCATGTTAACATCTCTCCTTATAAATAAACTGTAACTGCGTTAAATAAACGCCCGTTACTCTATCCTCGGCGGTCTCGTCAAGACAACCAGTCTCTATTACCTTGAGGCTCTGTCCGGTCTGGTTCTCCGACAGAGCGGGGAAGCTGCGCCGGTCATTCTGCTCATCTATCCAGCGGCAGAACTGCTCCAGAAATTCAACATTCTTTCCGCGTTCCACATCGCTGCCGATAGCCGTGCGATATGCGAACTGGAACGTCACCGTGTATATACGGTTGCCGAGAATATCCTTGCGGAAAGGAGCATTCGGAACCGTAGCCACACAGTAGCAGTCGTTATCGTCCACATAATCAAGGTAGACCGGAAGTTTCGGGTCGAGCAGCGGACACCCGGAAAGGTATTCGCAAACGCTGTCCATAACTGATTTCACGGCATCAGCCTCCTTGCGTAATTTTTGACTTCACGGACGATGGTGTCCTTAAGCGCCGCCCACATACGGTGGAACCACCGCGAACCGCGCTTTCCCTTGAGCTTTCCGTTGCGGTAGTACTGCTTATGAGCATACGGCGCGATAAACACCAGCTCGCCGCTGCCCATTCGGGAACCGAGGATAACGGATTTCTTCAGCATTCCGGTACGCATAGTGACGTATGGATCCATATGCCGGACAACTGTGTTGTCAATGAAAATCTGGAGTTGGTTAAAACCCTCCTCGGTGGGTGGCTTACCACCATTCCAGCGAAGAATAGACTTGCCACTGGCGGTAGTGAACAATACCCCTCGTTCGGTAGTAATTTTCATCGAATCACCTACTTTCCGGAAGCTTCCCAATGTCTCAAACTTGCGGAACCGAACCGGCAGTCACGAACCGCTGTGATTATCAATTTTTCGGTGTGCTGCCGTTCAAGTTCCGCTGCGCTTGAGATATTTCCACATTCGCCCCGGGCGATTATGTCGCCGGGGGAAAGCGTGAACTTATCTTCGGGGCAGCCGCTCCGGAACCATTCCGCTGCCGGCACAAGAGCAGGCATATCCGGAATCATGACCATAATGCTGTCGCTGTCGTCCTTTCCTGATTTGCCGAACGCGGCTCCGGTCGTGTAGTCCCAGAATGCTCCGTGAACTACCGTGCGGCGGAGCTTCTCCGATTCGCGCCCCTGCTGCGGGATCTTGTTGTAGACCGTGATGGTTTCTGTAAACCTCATTCCCGCGCCACCCCTCTGTAAAGCCACTCCGCAGGTAGCCACGCGCGGCAAATCGCGCGAACCATGACGGATTCAGATGTTCCCTCGGAACTGCTCGCCAGTGTGTAACTCCAGCTCCCCACGCTTTCGGACTGCTTCACCATGCCACCGTTGCCATCTGTAAGCAGCAGGCTGTCGCAAAGCTCGCAGCAGCACATTTTCAGCCGTTCATCGTCGGCGTTCCCGGCGGCGCGCCCGAACGTCAGGTTATCGAGATACGCGGAGGCTTTGGCGGCAAGCCGGAGGAAATCCTCCTGACTTACCGCCTTGCCGCCGTAGCTGTCGGTGTAGTAGGCGTAGTCAGCGTAACTCATGTTTTAGCTACCGCGCACACGCGGATAGAGGGCAGCATGTTGTCCTTTATCCAGAGGTCGTGGAACTTGCGGTATGCAATGAGCCATGCGTCAGCGGACTGGTTAGCGTCCGGGTCGATGATCTAAAAATTATCCGTCTTGGAAACGGCTATCGGCGCGGACTTCGGGCAGATTATCCAGTTTATCTGGGTCGCCTTTGCGGCAGGAGTGAAACCGCCGGCTTCCTGACCGCCGGTCGTGCCGTCGTTGAAGGTGTAGGCGGTTTTCATTCTCGCAGAGGGAACCGGAATGATAGGAATGCCGTTGAAGTACCTCACCTTGAGGTCAAGGCTGCCCTGCTTGAAATCTCCGGCGTTAATGTACTTGGTTATCTTTTCGCTGTTGTTCAGCATATCCGAAACAGTGATAGGCATGATGATCACAAGGTCGTCAGCTCCGGTGGCGTCCTGCGCCGCTGTTATATCAGCGGAAAGCGTGGACAGGATGGTGCTTGCCGCCGGGGTGTAAGTCCTGCCGTAGTTATCCTTTGCCAGAGCGTAGATCCTGCTGTAGCGGTAAGCGTCCACTTCCGGAATTACCTTTGTGCGCTGGAACTCGCTCATTACAGCGGAAGCGCTTGCAACGAAGTTTGTCTCGTCAACGTCCATCTTGTCGAGCAGGAACTTTCTGCCTCTGTCCTGGGTCAGGGTTCTGGTCTCGTATGAATAGGTGATAGCGCCCTGAACGTAGCCGCTGTCGCGGTTGTACTTGCCAAGACCGCTGAGCGACATCTTCGGGATCTTGACTTCATTACCGCCGGAATACTTGGTCTGTCCGGCGTTGTCCTCCATCCAGCCGGAAGTTGCTCCCTGCATCATCTGCAGGTCGAGTGCGGTCTGGAATATCTTTGCCGCTTCTATCGTATTGATTGCCATTATGGTGTCCTCCTTTACTTCTTTACGCCGATTCCGGCGAAAATCTGTTCCTCAAGGTTGTTTGCGCTGGCGCTGACGTTGCTCTGCGTACTGCCCATGAACAGCCCGGGCTTCTGTTCCGCTGCGAACACAGACGGCTCAGACTGCTTCAGCCCCTCGAGGTACTCCTTGCCGCCGACGAACTCGCCGTTCTCCAGCTTGAAGCCCTTGCCCTTGAATTCGTCCAGAACGGACTTGCGGACGCGGTCACTTGCGAACTTGTAGCCGCCGAACAGCTTCTCTGCGGCGAAATCCGCCTGCTGCGCGGACAGATTAGCGTTGAGGTCGTCGGTGTCCTGCTTGTACTTTGCGTTCAACTCGTCGAGCTGCTTCTGAAGCTCCTCGGACTTGTTATCCGCCTTGAGCTTTGCGAGATCCTTGTCGCGGGCGGCAAGCTGCTTGGTAAGCTCATCAAGCTTTGTCTTATTGGCTGCGACATCGGCAGCGGGGACGAATTCCTTTTCAATGACCTCGGTGATCTGCTTGGTCTGGTCTGCGGTAAGCTCAATTCCGAGCTTCTGGAGAAGTACCTTTAACTTATCCATGAAAAGTCCTCCTTAAAAACAGGTAAAAAAATGTACCCTCAATAAGGGTAGCATGACTATGTGGTATGTGTAGCTGCTGACGTACCGGGGCGGATCTCGCTGATTGCAGCGCTGGCGCTTCCGCGTTGCGTCCGCGTTCACCGCCGCCTGCTTCGCTTTGCAGTATCGGTTGTTCTGGATCATGGGAACTCCTTTCGTAAAATGGGTATAAAATTGCACCCCCATTGCTGGGAGTGCGGTAATTAGTTCTGAGTAAGATATTTCTCAATGTCTTTTTCTGATTTTATGCACACAACATCAGTCGGATAATCATTATACACGGTGATGTGGTTATCGTCTGCGACATACTCCTGCGTTCGAGAATCATCAACATCGTGTGAAGCACGTCCTTTTTTTATATTAGGAATCCGGCTTTCAAGAGCCTTACAAGCCCGGTTGAAATATTCGGTGCTGAAATTATAGCATATAGTGTAATTATACATAAACGCCCTCCTTACAGCTTGAATTTTTCGTTCACCTTTTTGTTGGACTTTGACGCTGTTTTCAGGATATCCTGAATAGCTTCGTCTCGGGTCATGCCCTTATCAGACATTTTTTTGTCTACCTGTTCTTCGAATGTCAGATTAGGGTGTGATTTATCCAGCCACTTTCTTTCGTCTTGGTTCAACATCAGGTCACGGGCATTGGTTCTGAACTGATTTCTCAAGGCGTGTGCCTGCCTTGCCTGATCCTCAATGGACTGATTTCGGTCAATCATATCTGGTATCTTTTTATCATGAAGAACATACCACTGTCTAGTTACCTTATCGCTAAGACTGCCGTTCAAATGCTTGATATCATCATAATCGCTGTTTATGACCTTTTCATTGAACTGGTGGCGAAGCTGTTTGTATTCGTCACTATTATTATACAGCATTTTCTTGAAATCGTCAATACTTGGAACAGCAGATTTATCCAAAGTGCTTGCGATAAGCTTGTATTCCTTTTTGATAGCAGCCACACCAGACCTTGCGGCAATGCTGCGATTGAAGCCGGTTACATAAGTACGTTCGTATTCTGTATACGAATCAGCCGCCTTGCAAAAGTCCTCATAGATGTATTTCTGGCGATTAAGGCGAATACTGGCTGTTGCAAATGCTTCCTCGTCCCCGGCAGCGTCGGCGACAATGCAGCGGTCTTTCTGCTTTCGCATGGCTCGCTCCATCTTCCGCATCTGCTGGGAAGCTTCGTAGGCTGTGTAAGTCCGCCCCTCATAGGTGAACGGCGGTTGGTCTATGTTCCGGAGTTCCTCCTCGGTGTAGGTCGGCTCGGATACCCCGAGGATTATCGGGAATACATCATGGCGGCAGTTCGGCTCGCTGATGAGCGGCTTGATTATCCTCTCATACTGCTCCTGCGTGTACTGCCGCCCCTGATACACCGCGTGGGACGGTCGCGAACCGGAATGCGCCGACATCTCCCAGCCGTCCGCGCCCAGCTCCTCGCCGTTCTGCTCGGATATCCGGTGCGTGACATGCGCCACGCTGGTAAGGAGCGCCCGGCGCGCCGCGACCTCGATACGGTCGGAGCGCCCGCTCTCATAATCTATGGTTCGCACGCCGCTCGCCGCAAGTTTATTGCAAGCCTGCCGTATCGCAGTCATGTAGTCCGTTGCGCCGGTCGCAACTTTCATGTGCGCGGAATCCATCTCCCGGCGGTACATGTCCGTCATGGAAAGGTAGTACACGCGCCCGAGGAAATCGTGGTCGGCGAACCCCATCGTGTTTGTGAGATTTTCGCACTTTCCGGCGGTCTCCGCTATCTGTGCGGATATCAATTTCTGGAGCTGCTGGTTATCTTCAAGCGGAATCGCCGCGCCCTTGTCGGCTCCGAGCATTTTCCGGTCGAACTCATCGGACTGCGCCGCAGCCTCACGGATAAGCCGGTTGATCTCCGCGGCGGAACTGCCGTTTATTTCGGCTATTTTCGCGGCTATTTCGTCCGTGGAAAGCCCAAGGCTCCGCGCACGGTAAAGCTGATATTCCGCCGTGTCGGTTATCTGTGCGCCCTTTGCGATGCGCCGGGCTATGTCCTGGAGGATAAATTCGGAAAGCTGTCCGTAGAGGTCGGTCAGTTCCTGCGGGAGATTTTGGAGTTGTTCCGGAGTGAGCATTTACTCACCTCCGAAAACGCTTGTCATTTCAGGGAGCATTTCGCGCGCACGCTCTGTAGGAACGCCGAAGTACCACGCATTGAAGTCCTCGGCTTTGAGCAGTCCCGCCTGAACCATCTGGAAGCGGCGGTTAAACTCAGTGCCAGTGTCCTCGAACACGCTGTCGCCGAACTCTATTGCGCACTCGCCGTCCTCGCAGTCAACGCCGTAGAACCGTGCTAATGTCACAATTATCTGACTGAGCGCCTGCAGTACCGGGCGCAACTGCCGCTGAATCTGGCAGACCGTATTGTATGTAGTTCTGTCCTCTGACAGCACCTGCGTTGCCGTGACAAGACCTTTCTGCGTATCGAACGAGAACGTTCCGGAGCTTACGCCTATCTGCGTTTCGTAGAACCGCAGTTCCTTGTTTATCTTGGCGCTGTGCTCAGTTTCGCGAATCTGCGGAGCGTAAGCCATTATCTGCTGCTCCATCGTGGAAGTACCGTCGCCGCTTATCCCTACAAAGTAATCGTCGGGAATACCGCTGTTTTCCTTTAAAACGGTGCGGTCGGCGAATACCTTCGCGGACATCTTCCTGAATTCCGCGCAATACTCGGAATGCGCCTCGTCTATTTCATGCAGCGTGCCGAGGGAGTTCGCGAAAATGCTTATCGGCAGTTCGCTGTCGAGGTCGATATTGTTCGCATAGGGCGTGCGGAATGTCGCTATCATCGGGATAGTCGAGGGAATCTGCCCCTCCGGAAGAAGCATAGCCCACTTCGGCACGGTCGCAAGCTCCACAGCGTGCTTTGTGCCGTAGAGATACGCCGTGTTCCGGACGGTATGCACGCCGTTCTGGAATGTGTGATGTTCCCGGCGCTCGTAGATTTTTTCGTGGTACCGGATACGCTCGAAAAATACGCCCTCGGTGACGTGTCCGTTCTCGTCCAGAGCCATCGGCAGGAAATCCCGGCTCGTCCCGGAATCAAAGAACATTTCGCCGGACTGCACGAAATACGGCTTTATCACCGTGTAGCCGCCTACAATGGTCTGCTGCACTATCCTGTCGAGGTTCGGCAGGAGATTCTTCTGGACATGCCTGTTCAGCTTCTCGTCCGCGATCTCGAACTTGATTTCCCCGGTGACGAGCTGCGCCAGATACGCGGTAGAAGTATAAGCCACCGGCAGCGGCTTGAAATTCTTGTGGGTCTGCGCAAACGGAAGCTGTCCCTGAAATGCGTCCCACCAGAGGAAAGTCGCGGAGCGCATGGTCGAGCTTACCGCTGAATCTGTAATATTAAAGTCGTCCACGTCCGTTCCTCCTTTCCCTTTAAATAAGCCTTTAAGCGCGTTTAAAATGTTCATTAATCTCTCCTTATGAGCCGCGGAATGTATCTTTCAAAGCTGTACTCGAACGCGTCCAGCGTATCAATATCCGAGGTGCCGTTATCCAGCCGGATATCCTCGCCGACAACCTTGTCGTCGTACACCGCGCCCTGAAATGCTTCCCGCAGCGTTTCGCATTCGGAAGTCAGCAGGAATCTTTCGCCGCCCATAAGCATGGTCGTTGCGCGGATTCGGTCGATTATCGGGCGTTTCATGGAGTTCTTCACAGTCAGGTCGAGCGGCTTTATGTATTCCCGCAAACCGGAAATGAGCGTCTGCTCGGCGCTGTCGGCGTAGATGTCCTCGATCCTGCCAAAATCCCGCTGAATGTCCTCGCAGAACTCATAGATACGCTTGTATATCTGCTGCGGGGTCAGTCCGGTGGCGGGAACGCGCTCGCTCCGCAGGGCGACGAGCTTTTCGTAATTGTAGGTCATTCCGGTCGCGACCATAGCATGAGCCGAGCCGTTGCCGCCCCAGTCCACGCCGACGTTTATCATGTCCAGACGTGGGAGCGGTTCCGGCGCTGCGAACGCGGGAATATTGTCCGAGAATACCCGGTAAATAGCGCCCGCCGCGACTACCCACTTTCCGAGAATGAACCGGTCGTAGAACACTCCGGTGTACTCCTTTTTCAGCGCGGAAACGTAGTCGGCTGGGAGTGTTGTATTATCGTCAATACCGAAAAAGATGTTCAGCAGGTCGTCCGCAAGAGACTCGTTATCGAGGTACTTTTTCTTTAGCCAATGGGTAGGCGTGTCCGGGTTGGTAGTCGCGAACAGCTTTGCACCGGGCGCAGACAAACGTGACAGCAGCATGACGAAGAAATCCTCTGGGAACAGCGTAAGCTCGTCGCAGTAAGCGCCGCCCAGCGTGATTCCTCGGATCTTATTCTCGGAGCGCGCGTCGTTCGCGCCCTCCAGCATTATCTTCCGTCCAAAAAGAACGCCCTCCTTTGCGGAGAGCGAGAATGTGAAGTTCCTTTCGCCGATAAGCTCCTGAAGCGGCAGCAGGCAGTTGCGCTTGAGAGTCTGGAGCGACTTCGCGGTCATCATGTACAGATAGTCGCGCGGGCGGGAAGCCACCCACAGCGCCCAGAGGATAAGCGATATCCATGTCTTGCCCGAACGCACCGAACCCTGTAAAACGGTCAGGCGCGGAAGTTTGTTCTGCTTGAACAGCCGCATGAGGTCGTTCTGCTTTTTCGTGAATGTGACTTTACCCATTTTTTAAAGCCTCCAGAATATCCGCCAGAGCGCCGTCCGCATTGCCCGAACCGCCGCCGTTTCGGCTGTAATCTCCGCTCTTCAGGTAGAACTCAATAGCCGGCTGGGACGGCGGAATGTGGCGCTCCTTAGTCTCCACGGTTTTCACTCCGTTCACGCACCTGATGGTGCGGTCGGTGACAGTGTAACCGGTCGCCGCGCGCAGGAGCGCCTGCTCCACCTCGGCGGTCAGCAGCTCGCTGTTCTGGGACAGGAGTTCGTTCAGACCGCCGCAGCGGGATTTTATCTCGGCTATCTTCTTAGCGCGCTTAGCCTCGTTATTTGTGGACAAGTAAGCCTCCACAAGCTGCTGCACTGCGGAGGTCTGGTCTGTGCTGTTTTTTTCGCGCTCGGCAATGGCAGCGCCGAGGGCTGCTATGCTCTTTTTCTTCTTGCTCATGCTGTCACCTCTTTCACATACGTTTAAATGCGCTTAATTTGCGTTTAAGCCCGCGATTTGCTACTGGGCGGGGAAATTACCCTTTGAAGAATCTGCGTAGCTTACAGACGATTTCAGGCGGGTACTTTAAACACCCGCCCGAAATCATGATGATATAGCTTCGCCCTGTCCGTTCGGAATATGTTCCGCAGATATCAGGGGATATTCTTCGCAGTTCCGGAGCTTATCAACGGAACCACAGGCTGACTTTCTATCTCGCAGCCGAGGATAACCTCGTAGTGCCTGCCGTAGATCGTAACGTCCGCCACAGCGCGTTTGCCGCGCCGGTTGAATCGGATTATCTTATGTTCAAAGCGTTTCAGGAAGCCGTCCATGATGTGCAGCGCGCCGCCCGAAACGTAGCCGCGGCTTATTCCCAGCGCGTGACCGTCATTGCAGAGGAATCTGATATATTCCTCCTCGGTCTGGCTGAGCTGCGAGCGGCTGAGTATCCGCAGCGTTCCATAGCAGAACTTGACCGCCTGCCAGATGTCCGGGGTCAGCTCCGCGTCGAGGAACACATATCCGCTGAACAGCAGCACTTCGCGCTGTACCCACCTGCGGCGGTGGCGCTCCTGAACCAGTCGGCGTGGAGCATACGCCGTGATGTTCTTTTCGGCAAGCTGCCGGACGACCGCCATCTCCTTGCCGGACTGACAATATATAACGTACATTATTCCTCCTGCGATTTGCTGTTGATGAACTGCACCAGCGAGCGGTACAGTTCCGGATTCTCCTTTGCCATAGCGTCGAAAATATCATCTTTAAAGCTTTCGAACGCCACATTTTTGAGGTTCGCCGTCTTGAAATCCGTGGAATTTTTCAGGCTTACCGCCCTGATCAGCGCCGTTGCCTTTTCGATGAGCTTGAGCGGGTCGGCTTCTTTCAGCGCGATTTCGTCCATCTGCTGGACTGCCTGCAATACCTTGTGGGATATCAGCCGGGCGATTCCCTCGGTGGTGTCGAGCTGCGGGAACTTCTGCATTTCCTCGGTCAGAGCGCGCATGTTCTCGCTTGCAAGGCGAATCTCCTGAACGCTGGCGTTCAGCCCCTGCGCGTACCGGCAGACCGCCGCCTCGGACAGAGTGACGTTGGCAGTGTCCCGGACAAAATCGCAGACGTCCCGGTAGGTGTAATCTCCGAGGATCATCTGCTCGACCGCTTCCTTGATGTCAGACGGCAGCTTGTCTATCTTGCTGTGCTTACGTTTCATGGCTCACCGCCTTATGCACGGGTCGGAAATCTTGCCGTTCAGGAACGCAATGCCCTTTGCCGTAAGCTTGGCTTCAAGGCTGTGCAGTTCTGCGTCGGCGAGGTCGGCTACTTCATTGTGGAACTCCACGTCACGGAGCTTTATGTAGCCGCCCTCGTTCAGATAATTCACGCAGTCAGCTATCTCCGGAGCGCTCACATCGACCTCCAGACCGTATTCCAGCTCACGTATGCGGACGTATTTTGTCCGCAGCGTATTTATAGCCCGAAGCACCCGGGCGTTGTTGTCGCAGAATTTCTCGCGGTGTACTCTTTCCATGTCCATCTATATCACTCCCTTTTGAGATCGTCAATCTTTGTTTCGAGCCGCGTCATGGTGCGGATAAAATCGGAGTTCCGCACGGTGTTTTCCTTGAGGAAATCTATGTTGTTCTCGATTTTCTCAATGGATTTTTTCAGCTCGTTAAGCTCGGATTTGCTGGCGTACTTTTCGTCGGCGCTTTCAAGCTTGTCTTTGAGTTCATCAACATCGGAGCGGCTTGCGCGGCTGGCAAGCTTGTTTTTAAGTTCCTCTACATCGGAGTGGCTCGCACGGCTGTCCAGCTTATCAAAACTGCGCTTGAGGAAGAACGTTATCGCACCCATGCCGACGGTAAGTATCATATTATAGATTGTGTCGAAATCCACGGTATCACCTTTTTAAAATGTTATTTTTGCTACGCATATTATACTATAAAGATGTATCTTTGTAAAAAGTGAAATCACAAAGCGAAACGACATAAAAAAACGGCTCACCGCATTTGCGATGAGCCATAAATCACTTTGAAAGCCGTCTTACCTCCGACACCGGAAGCTCCAGTTCCCGGGCTATCTGCTCCGGAGTGTCGCCGTTCTGCCGCCTTGACCGGATATACGATGCGATTTCCGGAGAAGATACCAGCGACCGTGCTTTCGGTATCCAGATCTGTGAACCGCCGAACGTATCCACCAGCGCCAGATAATTCTCCAGCCCGATGATGTCAGCCACCTCCTGCTGATCGGCGTTAAGGTGGCTCTTCTTTACCAGCATTGCAAGTCCCATGCTTATCACTCCTTTTCAGTTTATTCTGCTCTGAGCGGAGTATCCGCTTGAGCATTTCAATTATCTCCGAACCCTCTGCCCGGGTTACACGGCTGAAAATATCCCTGTCCGGGCGGATTTCTCTGCCGGTCACCTTGGATATTACACCCCTCAACCGTTCCCGGGGCTTGATGTCCGACGGAGAAATCTCGGCTATCCGGTACATCAGCTTGAAGCACATATTCTGCTGTTCCTCTGTAATGAGTTCCGGCTTCGGCGCGACCTGCGAGCGGTATTCCTCCAGCCGCCTGATGATGAAATCCGCCTGCTGCTCGGTCAGTTCCGAGATGTGGTCTTTAAGCGAAAACTGCTTTACCCAAAGATGGAGGTTGTCGTCGTTCCCGGCGCTCCGGTCGAGCAGTCCAGCGGCAGCGCCGAGGGCATATATCCGCCGGATCTGTTCCTTGGTAGCCATCAGGTCACCGCGATCTTGGTGGAACTGTCCACCGCAACGCCGAGATTGATACAGCGGAGCAGCCGTGCTTCGTCTGCGCCGGACATCTCCGCAACGCTCCGGAATGTCTGCCAGACCGCCGCCTCGGCGTACAAGTAGGCGTAATCTCCGGCGTCCTGCTCCGAAAACCCACCGATTTTCATGAGGTTGTCGCGGTCAGTCTCAAACTTCGCGCCTTTAAGTTTCTTCGCAAGCGCGGATTTCGCCTTATCTCCGCAGGGGAGCTGCGCAATTATCTCCTCCGGCGTTGACCTGGTGTAATTCCCGGTGAACATTCCGATGAGCATGCGCTCAATATCCTTGTTCTTCGGCTTGACCTCGGTTTTGACGGCTTCCTCAAAGATATCCGGAAACATCGCCCCCAGCGTTTCTTTAAGGTAATGCGGGTAAACTATTGTCAGCGCCTGCGCCTCGGTGTAGGTGACTGCCGCCTGAGAATCCGGATCGGCGTACACGGTGGACTTGAACTTTGTGTCAACTACATCATCGCCGCCGCGCTCCAGAAAATACGCTTCAAGCTCTTTCCGGCGGTCGTTGAGCTTTGCGATATCCGCCTTGATACGGCTCAGTTCCCGCACCTTGTCAACGATATCACTCATCTGCCGTTACCTCCTGATAAAGCTTTGTTGCGCACAGCGGACAGCAGAATATACCTCCGAACTGCTTAACCTTTTCCGCGCCGCCGCAGAAACGGCAGGTATCAACATGTTTTGTGATGATGAGTTTCCCGTCAGCCGAGGCGGTAAGGTCGACCGCAGTTCCGGCGTCAAGGTCGAGGTGCGCCGCCATGTCGCGCGGGATAGTCAGTCCGCGGGACTTGGTAAGCTTTTTAAATTTAATTTCCATGCTGTTTTATCCTCCTTTAAATGATGTTTAAGTAGTGTCATCCACGCCGAGAAGCGCCATCATATCGTCGAACCCCTGACGCGCGCCGTGTTTCCGGCGGGAAACGCCCCGGAACTCCACCGGAAAACACTTCTCAAGCACGCGGTCGTATATCCGCGCGTATCGCATGTCTGCGGGATTTTTCAGCTCCTCCAGCGTGAGATTCGTTGTATATATCACCGGCAGTCCTGCGCGGTAGCGGCTGTCCACGATGTTGTAGACCTGCTCCAGAGCGTAATCCGTGGAGCGCTCCGCGCCCAGGTCGTCGAGGATAAGCAGGTCTATCGCCGACAGGCGGCTGCAAAGGTCGCTTATACCGTTTTCGATGAGCTTGACAAGCGAGGTCATAACGACCGACACTCCCTGCGCCAATAGTTCGTTCGCAATGCACGCTGCCGTGTAGGTCTTGCCGGTACCCACGCCGCCGAACAGCAGCAGACCGCGGTTGTCCTGCTTCATCTGCTGGAATTTTGCGGCGTATCTGCGACATATCTCCACGCTGCGGGCGTTTTCGCCTGACTTGTCAGCAATAGTGAACCGCACCGCCGACAGTGAGTTGTCCATAAGCGACAGCCGGCGAAGTTCATTCGCCCTCATGTTCGCCAGGATCGTTTCGCTGCGTTTCTTTTCTTCCTCTTTGGCGCGGGTCATGCATTCGCACCAGACCGGCACGATTATCTCCTCGCCGCTGACCTCAATGCGGCTGCGCTTAAAGCCGCCGCACTTTCCGCAGCGGAGCAGACCGTCCTCGTCGATGTAGTCGCCCTCCAGCGGGGGATTGCTCTGCATGTGCGCCGCTGCCAGCGATTTCACGAATGCCGCGCCGTTCACCTTATCCATAGTCGTCAAACGGATTGCCTGACATCGGCGGCGCTGGAACGCTGTCCGAATACTGCCCCTCGGCGACCTTTACGAGGTTGCCCGGCTGCATTATCCAGTCGAAGCTTGCCCGCCAGCCGCGGGAGTTCCGCCCGCAGAGGAATGCGCTCTGAGCGGCTGTCCGGAACACCTGTTCCAGATCGTAGCCATCCTTCTGAGCCTTGAAGATAGCGCGCTTGCGCTTGTCGGTCAGCCGCGTCGCCGGGGGAAGCTTCGAGCATATCCGGTTGAAACAGTCGAGAACCGCCTTGTAGTCGTGCGTGGGCGGGTTCTTCAGCTCTTTCAGGAACGCCTGAAGTTCTTTCCACTGCGATGGGGTCAGCTCTATGTCCGTGGAACGGTCGTTATCATAGTCGTAAAGCTTGAATTTCATGCAATCACTCTCCTTTCTGCCGGGTGTACCCAGCGTAATCCCTGCTCTGCGTTCGCACGGGCTTGCAACCGTTTCCGCTGCCGGAAGCCGCATTAAGGCGGGGGACTATGCCCCCGGGTATACATCTAACATTTAATAAGTCTTATAGACTGATTGTTGCGGATAAAGTGTGCTTTCATTCGTGAAAAACTTCCCCAGAATGGTGAATATGCGGTGTATGCCGCCATTTGTGTTATGCTTTCCCGTCTGGCTTTCGAAACTTTTTTCAGCTTTTGCTTGTCAGCCGCAGAAAGGCACGAATGCTTTGACGGATAATAAAACCTGCTGCGAATATCACAGTCGTTGACGCAAGTGTATAATGCACATTTCTTGTTTACATACACCGTCAGCACATATTTTAGTTTCTTTTCAGGCTGAACCGCGATATCAACGGTGTATCCGTCTATCATAAATTTCGCGTGTCCATACGGTCTAGACAGGGATTTCTCGACTTTCTCCCATTCTTCATCTGTCATGGTCATCACTCCGTTCCACAAGGTAAGTAGCCCTCATATCTGCCATATGGAGCAGCACCGCCAGAGGATACTTCTCATACGCCGCATTCAGTCCCCGGTCGCCGCCTCGGAACGCGCAGTCGAACGCTCCCATGTGCCAGCGGATAGCTGCGGCTTCCTCGTCCGACAGCTTGATGAACTTGCTTGCAAGGTACAGCGATTTTTCACCGTGACCGAGTGGCAGCTCGTCCTCAAAAACATAGATCTGCTTCTCGACCCACCCGCCGTTCTCCTTGACGTTCCGCTTTTCCGTGCGGTAGCAGTTCGCCTTGCAGATGTCGTGCAGCAGCGCAACGATGATCAGAGTTTCGGTCGGGTAAACCTTGCTGTTCGGGTCGAGCCTAAGTTCAGCGCATACATTTATGCTATGCATGAGCAGTCCACCCGCGAATGCCCCGTGATATTTTGTGCTTGCCGGGGCAGTAAAGAAGTCTGTCTCCTCCTGAAGATAGCGGATAAGCTCCTCAATACCGTCCCTGTTCGTCGTGCGAAGCAACTCTACAAAATCGTCCGCTAATCTTTTCTGTGCTTCCTTGTCCATAAAAATCCTCCTTATATTTTTCCTTGCTCTGCGTTATCGGGCTTGCAACCGTTCCGTATGGAGCCGCATTAAGGCGGGGGACTAAGCCCCCAAAAATATCAATCCTCAAGAAATCTCTGCACCTCGGACTGCCGTTCCGCACGTCCGATCCGTATGCCCTTGCACACGCCCTCATGGTAAGACCGGCGGTCAACGGCTTTTCGCAGGTGCTTGTAGCAGGCGGAATATCCGAGCAGAGCCGCCGCAACCAGCGCTGCGAGCATGAATATCAGTCCAAGAAGCCGGCAGGGCAGCAGTCCCAGTGAAAGCGCGTTAGCGAGCGCCATCAGCTCAACGCCGCCGAGGAACGCAAGCATGTATTCTATTTTCATTTCAGCAGCTCCTTTCTTATCCGCTTGATGTTGCCGCTTATTTTGTGTTCCAGCACCAGCTCGTCCGGGGTGTCCTTGCAGACGAGCCAGTTTTCCGGATTCAGCCGAACGGAAGCAATGCTCTGCTTCTGGCGGCGAGTGGGGTTCTTTCCGTGTTTCATGACCGCACCGCCTTTTCTGCGCCCTTGAGGTCAAGGTGCATCATCTTCGCCATGCGGACTATCCCGGCGAAGTCGTAGTCGCCGGAGTCAAAGGCGTTCCCGAACAGCCGGACTGCTCCGCGTATTCCCTCGGCGGTCTGGGCTACCTTGTAGAGGAGCGTCAGCTCCTGCTCCCTGCCTTCAAGCACCGGGAACAGCATTTTGATGTCCTCGGGCTGAACGTCCCCGGTGCTTATCTGCTGCCGCTGCCATGCGCGGTTCGCGACCTGGCGGTACTGCTCCCGGGACTTGCCCTCGATTTTCTCCCGTATCCCCTGATTCCCGACCAGAACAACGCCGAGGGTCTGGCGGCGCTCCGCGAAGAAGTCTGCAAATGAACGCAGCGTTTCGATACTGCCGTAGGTCAGAAGCTGCGCTTCATCCACTGCAACGACCATTCCGTCGTGTAGCTTCGCCGCAATGCTCATCCACAGGTCGTCCCGGGACTGTGTGACCGGAACTCCCAGGTTCAGAGCCAGCAGTTTCAGCACTGCCTTTGTGCTCTTGGTGCAGGGATTTATCGTTATCATCACGCTGTCGTGAGGGTGATCCTCTATGTACTTGTGGAGCGCCTTCGTCTTGCCGACTCCCGCGTCCCCGGTCACGAACGCGAACCCGCCCTTGAGCTGTGTGTTCCGCACTGTCTTGTAAACCAGTGTAGAAATCGAGGTCGGCGCGTATTCTACCTCGCTGTAGGTCTCGGAAGCCGCCGCCTTGTTCTCAAAGTAGGCGTATATCTTCTCGAACTGATTGTCCCAGTTCCCGGCGTAGTACCCCTTGCGTATCTGCGACAGCGCCGAGCCGGTTATTCCTATGCGCTCGCAGAGCTTCGCTTCGGAGATTCCAAGCTCCGCGGCGGTCGTTGTTATCTTTTCGAGGGCTTCGCGCTGCTTCGGCGTAAGCTCCCTGATGATTTTCTGTTCTGCCATGATGTCAGTCCTTTCTGCGGCTCGCCGCCGCTGCGTTTAACTTATCCAGAATATCAATATTGACGGAGATCTCGCTGATATCCCCAAGCGCCGGGGATTTCTCCAGCTTCTCCTCGGAAAATACCGGAACGAATTTCGCGGGTTTCTTGAATACCATGTCCTTGCTGCCCTCGACGGAGTTCTTGACCATAGCGGCGAAAATGTCGATACGCTTGTCTGTGTCCACGCTGTCGAGGATTCCGCGACCGTATTCCCGGACGAGCTTCTTGCTCTCGGCGATCTGCTTCTCGGCGGTGGCGATATCTTCGCGGTGGTTGGTAAGGTAGTCAACGAGGAGGTCGTCGTCCAGATCCCACGTCCAGAGGTACTTGTCCGTAGCCATGTCATACACGCGCACGCTACGGAGATCCGCCGGATCGTAGCGCACATACACCTTTTCGCCGATGTGCAGCACGGTGTCTGCGCCGCGGTACCACAGCTTTTCTCCGGCGAAATTGATGTACACGCCGTTGCGGTTGACTGCCTGCGGCTTGCTGACGCGTTTGAGCAGCATTGAGAGGTTAGCTTCGTCCGCTGTGCGGAATACGGTGTCCTGTATGCTGCTGTTCCAGACCTCAAACCGCCTCATGCCCTTGTAGCGGCGCTCCTTGCCGCCGTAGGGAGCGGCGTTGAAACAGCCGTCGATGTAGGAATCCAGCGCTATCCGTATCTGTTCTTCCTCTGGAATAATTCCGTGCTTCAGCTTGTATTTCAGGCTTTCCGGGCGTTCCAGAATCGTGCCGCCGCAGAACGTGGGAATGCAGCGTGAAAACTGATTCTTGAAAGTGCAGAACGTGCGCTCGATGGGCTTCGCCTTTGCGTTCCGGACGATAGCGTTGTGCATTTCGATTCCGAGGAACTGCAAGATGTTCGGCGGCAGAGGATCCTTGTTCCAGTCTTTTTTGCGGCGGTGTCCTCGACCGCCGATATCCGATACAAGGAACTCGGAACCGTTGTCGAAGTACACTGCTTTCGGAACTCCGCACCTCAGTATTCCATGCCGGAGCGCTAAGAGCGTGCTGTCGCCGGAGGGCGCGTATGTGAGATTCCAGCCCATCATAGCGCCGGATTTCGCGTCAAGGAACGCTGTGAGGTACAGGCGGCGAACCTTGCCGTCCTTTCCTGCGGTGAAGAAATCGAAAGTGTGGTTATCTGCTATCCAGACATCGTTTGCGTGGAGGTCGTCGTAAAGTCGCTCGACATACGGCAGGCACTTGTCTGAGAACGCCTTGTCGCCGTTGCGGAAGTACATTCGCACCGCATACGGTATATCTTCGGCTCTGCGGCGAAACGTGCGCTCTGACGGCATATCCGGCAGACTTTCCGGGTAATGCTCCTGCACCCAGTCCCGGGTGAATTTGTAGCAGCTCGTTATCGGAAGGCACTGCTGATCGAGGTAGAACCGGCTGAACGCGTTCAGCATGAACTCCGGAACGGTGGTGGTTCCCTTGTTGCTGCCGCCTCGCTTGTCGATAAGCCCGGAAATGTCCGAGTTCCGGTAAGCCTTGAGCCTGCGGTAGAGGATATCAGTGCTTATCTCCAGGTCAGGGTATTTCAGCCGCGCTGCCTGAACGTACATCTCGTCGATCTCGCCCTTGCTGTACTGCTCGTAGCTGTCCCGGATAGTGAGCCAGTCCTTGATGATTCCTGTCCAGAGATACAGCTCGCTGCGCTGCTTATCCGTAAGATCGTCCAGAGTAAGGCGGTTTTCAGCTGGCTTTAATGGGGCTTTAACAGCCTTTTTAATCGGTTCCAAGCCGAGCGAGCGGCGCTGCTGATTTTCCCATTTGAGTTGTAAATCCTGCGGCAGTGCTGTCAGGGGAATTATGTATTCGGTGCGGTTGTTCGCAGCGTTTGCTTTAACTTCAGCGCTGATTTTTCCGTCTTTAACGCATTTCTGAACATACTGTAAACTGCACCCTTTTAACTGAGCAGTCTGGGCTGTCGTTAAATAGGTCAAAGCAATTTCTCCTTTCTGTAAGAATTTTACTTGACAAAAGCACTAGGCTCTGATATACTTTAGACGGAGCCTTAGGGTCAAACAGAAACGATATTCCGTGCAAAGAGTAGTCGTTTCTGCCGAGGCTCTATTTTTTATGCTCCGACCTGCCATCATCAGCGCAGGGCGGTCATTCCCTGCGGACGAACAACCCGCTGCCGGGCTGCTCGTTTCGGCTGTTTTCATCTACTTGGTTACTTTTTTGATTTTAACGTGGACAACTCTGTGTCCTCGTCCGCTAAAATTCTGAGTTAATAGCGGTTCCTTTTCTGACTTTGACTCGTCTTTGAGCTTTGAAAGATGTTCAGAGATAGCTGATGAAATTTTAGTAGTTTCTTCAAAATCAAAATCAGAAATATAGTCGATTTTGGAATCGTCGCTTTCCTCCTGCGGAGCTGCTTTCTTTCCGACCAGCTTTTCGTGTTCTGCGACCATGTCCTCAACCAGAGCAGAGGCATTGCCCATTGCCTCCTGTATCTCGTCCAGAACGCTTCTGCAGGATTCCACGCGTTCCTTTGCACCATCAAGGTACCAGTTGAAACTGTCAATCTTTTCTGCTGCGTTGTCCTCAATGATGTTTATGGGGGCGTTATCCTCAAACCACGGGAAAGCCTTAGTGCAGAAATCCCACTCGGCGTCCTCCTTGTTCGGCAGGTACTTGCCGTCGTACACATCGTTGCCGTTCTCGGCGGTATGCCATACAACGTAGGGGTCAGGGGCGGTCTTGGAATGAGCAAGAATCATTCCGTTAGCTACCATCAGGACGGTGTAGCCCTGGATTATGTCGTTGTTTCTTATCATGGTGTACTCCTGTTCTGTTTTGCAATCGATTGCAAAACTCTTAAAAATCTGTGTTTATATTGTCGTAAGGACTGCACATTTCGTCTATCATAGGCTTATCAGAGTTGGAATAACAGCTATTGTAAAGACTGACAGTCCTAGGACGGCGTGTTTGTTTCCGTCTCTCGTTGGAAAGCGTTGATTCCATATTGCGAAATGCAATGTAAGAAAACGGCACCTCTTTAAGGTCTGGTCTGAGAAAACGAATTTTGACTGCACGGAGATATCCGAAAACCACAGTATCATACCATTCATCAAACGATAACCTCTTGATTCTGAGAAATTTCCATATTTCAGAATGGTTGATTTCTGCGAACTCGCGCTCTTCATCAGTCAAAGGTTCTGAATAGTCTATTTTCGCACCATTTTTTCCTTGAGGAATAAGCGCGATTTCAATACCTGTTTTCTCTGCAATTTTTTTCCGTGCAACAGGTGACGGCTTGCTCCTGCCGTGTTCATAGCCTATGATAGTATCGTAAGACAGCCCGACTAACGAAGCAAATGCCTTTTGTGTAAGCCCATTCTTTTTTCGGTAGTCTTTGAGCAGATTAGAAAAATCTGATTTGCTTTCCATATTGCTCGCCTCAGTCTACAAAGGTGTTGCGTTCGAAGTCGAATACTCCGAAATACTCGTCGTTCAGGTAAACGTTCGCCCTGTTCTGGGTGGGGCAGGTGATCTGCAGTTCGCGGATCCGGCGATAGCCAAGCTTCTCCAGAGCGGCGGTAACTGCTGCGGTCATTTGGTTCATGCTCATGGTATCACTCCTTTCACCACCGGACGCGCTGTACTCTGGCAACGTCCTTATTCTTATGGAGTATCCTTGCGGCAGTCAGACCGTTTGTTTTCACGGATACTCTCATCACGTTCCCGACTATGTCAGTCATTCTCCAGCCTTCGCGTACAGCTCCGTGCATTGTCTTTCCGTTGTAAACATGCACCTCATACTTCTTGGTCTGAGCTTCGAGCCGTTCGCCGGAAAAATCCTCGAAACCATATCCGAAAACTGTGCCGTCCGGACGGTAATCCTTGTACTCAGCTTCGTAGTAATCGTCTCCGATCTTTCTGAGCCTGCCGTAAATGCGAATGGGTTTATTCATGAAACAGCCCTCCCTATCATTTCGTCTACCGAGCAGTGGAAGAAATCTGCGGCAGCGACTACTATTTTGAGCGACGGCACCTTGTATCCGCTCTCAAAACTTGCTATATTCTGCTGTGTCGTTCCGATTCGCTCGGCAACTTCCGCCTGCGTAAGACCTTTTTCTTCGCGTTTACGCTTTAAAATATTGCTAAACAGCATTTTAAAACCTCCTTACTGTTGATTTTTTAGCCACGTTGTGGTAAAATGTATTCGGGGCAGTATGCCCTTGCATACCCCTGTCGGGGTATATACACATTATAATTCTAAAAATCAGAATTGTCGATAGATAAAATTCCTAATTTTAGAATTTAGGCGTTTTATACAAAAGGAGTGTGGCTTTTTTGTTTTACGACCAACTGAATAAACTATGTAAGGAGAATAACACAACTCCTACAGCTTTCATTACAGATAAATTAGGGTTAAGCTCATCTAAGATAACCGCTTGGAAAGGGGGGGCAATTCCGAAATACGGAATTTTACAGAAAATATCAGAATATTTCAAGGTTCCGGTAAGCTATCTTTTTTCCGAAGATAATGATGTAGTAAAGCCTTGCTTAGAAGAACGAGAGATTGAACTAATTTCTTTGTTCAAACAACTAGATGAATACGATAAAGGAAAAGTCTTCAGCAAAGCAGAAACTCTCGCAGAGCTTGCCGCCGAACGGGTTGCTGAACAGAAAAAAGAGAATAAAACTGAGCAGAACGATGTTATAGATAAATGCTTGCCCCTAAACGGTACTTGTGACAAAACATACTACAACCGTGCTGCTTGTGCTGGAACAGGATTATACCTTGACGAAGCAAGCGCTGAAACAATAACCGTCCGCAGCACTCCGGAAGCACTAGCTGCTGACTTTGCTATTCCTATATCCGGCGATAGCATGGAGGATGAATATCATGACGGTGATATCGTTTTGGTGGAATCCTGCCCGTGTGTTCGCAAAGGAGAGGTCGGTATTTTCTTAATTGACGGAGATGTTTGCATTAAGGAATACAGGGGAAGATTCCTAACTTCCTACAATTCCAAGTATTCTCCAGTAGACCTCAGCAAGCACGAAAGTGTGTTTTGCTTTGGAAGAGTAATAGGAATTGCAGAACCCATTGTTTAAAAAAGAGGTTTTTTATGAACGGATACGATGAGACTAAATATATCAGTTGCAAGGGATGCGGTTGCGAAATAGAAGCTGATCAGCGTAAATGCCCCTATTGCAAAACCATAAATTTGTCAGCACCAAAGAAAAATTCAAATAAGCTGTTGGTTATTGTTCCGACAGCGCTTTTGGTTATTGCTGCTGTGGTGGTATTTCTGATTACTTCTCATGCCGGAGGAAATGATAACATTCTCAATCCGGATAAAATCAAAATATTCACTGTTCTCAACGATTCTGGAACAAAATCTATAGGAACCAGAGCCGAACTCACAATTGATAAGGACTCCGCCAAGAGCCTGTCCGCTCAGGAATTTAACTCATTCATTGAAATCGAAGTTTCAGGGAGTGAGTATAATTGGTTTACCATTGATTTTAGCGATGGGACAGGCATTGTTTTCGCAGGCTGCGACATTACATTGTCTACATATGGAAAGATTGATGACGAAGGAATGCTTGAATCATCAATTGGCTGTATTAAAAGGGTGCAGTCCAGAGATACTGTGTTATTTGATTACACTCCATTATCTTGAATTGGCAATTATATTTTTAATAGTATAAAAAATTGCACAAAAAACGGCGCGGATTAAATGTTTCTGCGCCATTTTTTCGTGTCAGCCAACAAGTTGGTTGATAGGGCTTGTTTTGTTGGTTGAGTTGGTTGCTACAATTTACACAATATGTATTAATTATACATATAGTTTAAAATGCATTTAAACTGCATTGATAGCTTTAAACCGTATTATACCGCCGTTTAAACATTTCTTTTAAACTCTTTAAACGCCCCGTAAACTTTTCCAGCCGCTCCCTTGTTTCGTGCATTTAACAGCAAAAAAGCGCCGAAAGTGATTGACAACCACTCTCGGCACTTTTTCTATTCACTTGCATTCCTTTACACTCACAAACGGCTCTATTACGCCATTTCTCCCGGTCATTGACGGGTTCTTTCGGTTTCTTCCACCTTATTTCGCGTCCCCTTGTTTCCTTGTCAATTAACAATTATCTGCGTCAGCAATGGAACATTTTCTGTTATTCCTTTTGTGAAGTAGCGCTGATTTTCAAACATTTGTACACCTCCTAAGTGGCTCTGTTATGCGATTTTAAGGTAAAACAAAATCCCCGCAGCCTTGAATTTACATCACAACTGCGGGGATTCATTTTTACACAGAAAATCGGTGCAGAATAAATCGTAATAAACTACTTCTTCAGCCGGAAATCCGTGCTGTCGAGGCGTTTCATTTCACGTTCTGCGTCGTCGATTTTCTGTTGAAGCTGACTGCGCTTCTCGTCCTTGCGCCGCTCGCTGACTATCCCGATAAGTCCGGAAACTGCTACGATTCCGGCTTCGATGATCGCAGCGAGCGTCTGTGCGTTTATTCCTTCATCGGATCACCTCCTTTCAGCAGAATAATATATCTCTGTTATTGGAGGGTTTTCGGGCGAACATGGGATTAAATAAACCGAAAAGGAGCGTGTTATAATGCTTAATAATACTAAAGATATACTTACATTAAAGGATTTACAGGAGCTGCTGCATATAGGAAAAAACACCGCTCTGCGGTTGGTGCAGAGCGGCGAGATTAAGGCGTTCAGGGTGGGGAATCAATGGAGAATTTTGAAAGGAAGCGTGGAGAGGTATATTCGAAGATACATGAGCTATTTATAACTTTGATTTTTCAATTTCAGTCAAACCCAATCTATATTAAACCTCTATTTGACATTTCACGATATTACTGATATAATAAACGCAAAGCATATAAAACGCCTTGCACATGCGCTCATTATGCATATCGACATATCATATCTTTGTGGATATAACAAGTGACACAATCAATTTTTGAAGGTAATATATCATGAATTTTGTTCAGTCATTTATAACCAATATATCATTTCCGACGTCTTTAGAAGAGTTGTATAAGTATGTCCATTTATTTGATATTGAAAAAGTACTAGGTTGTTCCTATTCCGACTTTATAGATGATTATGATAAATATAATGATTCTACTTACGAGAGCAGAGGAGTCTGTTGGACTGCTCCAAAGTGGTGTAAAAAAGGGGATATCGTATTCTTTATGCACAGCAAAACTGCAAACGCCAAAATAAGAAAGCTTAGGAAAGAACTTCTTAACAAAAGAGAAAGTCTTTCATCAAACTATTTCTGGACAATGATGAATGCACTGATTCGGGCAGATAAATTGCACAATACATACGGAGGCAAGATTTTCGCAATAGGAAAAGTATCAGGGAAAATCATAAATGACCCAAACTCTAACGGTGATACACAGCATTGGAAATCAAGCATCTACGCACCTATTGACTCCATTTTCTTACTTGAATATCCTATTGACATTTCCGAATTCAACACTAAAATCATGGTTTCAAGGCAGAGCTCCATAACATGTGTATCTGGCGACAATTTTGAGTATCTCAAAAAAATCATATTGCACAAAAACATGATAGTTGAACCCTATTTTGAAAACGCTGTTGCAGACCCTCTGCCTCTTTACAAGATATCAGATGATAATTGGCTTGCCGTTGTAAACAAGCACAGACGCAGTTTCTTCCTTGAAGAGCAATTCCGTACATATTATGTTAACCGCTTTTTAAGATTCTTGGGTGATAATAAAACATTTTATCGGGAATGCACTTGCAAAAAGGTTGGCAAGGTTCGAACTTTTGTAGATAATGCAATTAAATTTCATGGGAAGTATCTTCTTGTTGAAGTCAAACTTTCAGTTGCAGCCGAGCGCAATATAATTGCACAACTATCGAGTTACTGCGATCTCGACGAACTCTGGCTTGAAAAAGGCAAAAAAATAAAAGACGGAATGTATTCAGATAATATTCTTGTAATAGATACAGATAGGCTGTATCTATACTCAAATCATGATCGGATCCTTAGCCCATTCTATAACCTGGACAATATAAAAAACAATGACGATATTACATCTTTGAAAGGAATTATAGCAAATCTAATTAGTTAAATCAAGAGTGCTTTTGACTTTTAGGGATTTGCAGTAACTTCTGCATATATGGAAAACACCGCTCTGCGGTTGGTGCAGAGCGGTGAAATTGAGGCGTTCAGGGTGGGAAATCAGTGGAGGATACCCCAAGAGTGTGACCCGAAAGGATAACACACATGGGTATAAAATTAACTGCCTTTCTTAGGCAAGCGCGGTAATATGCCAAGTGTGAAGTCTCCGGGGTCTACGTTGCGGTATTTTCCATCGGCATTCTTTTCGTATACCATGTGGTCTATTATCTGTTTTAGCCACTTGTTTTTTTCGACAGGTTCAAGAGTATCATAGATTTCAAGCAGGTGTTTTATTGATGGCACGAACTCCGCTTGAACGTTCTGGCGCTCAAGTACCTGCTGGTGTTCAGCCTTTAAGCGGTCGATTTTCTCGCCGATGTCCGTGATCTGCTGCTCGATCGCCGAGGAACGCTGTTTGAATATCTTCTCGGTGTATGTGCCGCGCTCGAAAAAGCTGTACACTTTATCGAGCTGGTCTTGCAGGGTTTCAATTTCCTTTTCGGCAAGACTGATAGCGTTCGACAGTTCGACGTTCAGGTCGGCTTCATGCTTGATTTGTGCCTTGTCAACGCTGTAGTCCTTTACCCAGCTATTAAGGATACTCAATACTCGCTGTTCAATAAGCTCAAACGGAGCTGCTTTATTATCACAACCCGCTATATTACAGCCTAGGTATCCAGGATGTCGGCCATAGCCTTTGCGATAGCTTAAACAGTGTCCGCATTTTGCACAGAAAATCAGACCGGCGAACGGATTGACGTTGTTATTACGATACTTAATAGGTGTAGGCGGGTTAGCAGCTATAAGGTCCTGCACCTTGTAAAACAACTCCTCGGAAAGTATCGGCTCATGAAGTCCATCGACAACAATGTAGTCGCCGTCCTGCGCAAACTCCCTTGATTTCTTCTTCATGCCTTCCGGGGTGACTGTCTTCTTGACTTTGCGGTATCCCCACCGTATTTTTCCGATGTACACAGGATTAATAAGCATGTGCTGCACGCCGTAAATCGTCCAGTAGTCCTTTCCGGCAACCGATTTAATGCCCAGCTCGTTTAGGCGTACTGCAATGGTGTACGGTCCGATTCGTTTCTTTTGCCCGTTGACCTCTGCGCCTTCGGCATACCACTCGAAGATCATGCGGACAACCTTTGCCTGTTCCTCTATGATCTCCAGGGTAAATCCCTTGTCGTTCGGGATCTTGACTTTGCGGTACCCGTAAGGCGGCACGCTACCGACATACTTGCCCTCTTTTGCCGATGCTTCTCTGCCTCGGACAAGCCGGCGGTTGGTCGTGGTAAATTCGCGCCGCGCCATGAAGAGTCCGAACTCGAAGTATTCCTCGTCGAATTCGTTCTGAGGGTCGAAAGTCTTGAGCGGCGTGATGATCTTCGTGCCGCTGTACTTGAATGTCTGGGCGACAAGTCCTTGATCCATGGTATCACCGCGGGCAAGACGCTCGATTTCCATGACGAGCACACCGTCCCACTCACCGGCTCCGACTTCCGAAAGGAGCCGCTGCATCTGAGGACGAGCGGCTATCGTTTCACCGGATACGATCTCTTCGTAGGTGGCGCTTATCGTGATTCCCATACGCCGGGCGAGCTCCAGCAAGGCAGTCTTGTGCCGGGAAAGCGTTTCGCCCTCGCCGTGCGCTTCTGCTTCGAGGTCGGCGCGGGACTTTCGAAGGTAGATACAATAGCTGCTCATATTTATTGCTCCTCACTCATATTAAACTTCAATGGAATGAACCTATAGTAATTTCACAAGAGTCACGCAAATCAAAAGGTATTTCTTTGCAAATAAACTCATGAGTAAAGATATTAGGGAACTCTAATTCCGATAATTTCACCACTAGATGTAATTATATCACTATCGGTCGATTCATATGTGAGAATACCAGCATCACCGTTTGGATTACTGTCGTTTGTGGGTTCTTCAATTGTTTCTTCTTCGGTAACATTATTATGTATCGGATCATCTATAAAGTCATTATTTGATGATTCATTTTCATCTAATGTTTCGCCTGTATTGGAATCGTTTGTTTCCGCTGTATAGAGGGGACTATCATTTGTAGAATTTTTTGATGTAGATGTATTAGGGCGTGAGGAATCAGGACCCGAGGAATATATAGAAGGATTTGATTCTGAAGGACTGTTATCCGCATTTAATTGTAAAATTATGCCCTTTAATGAATACTCGCCTGATATTATATTACCAACAATTAATCCAATTGGTGCAACAATTCCGACAATTAGCGTTACTAATCCCTTATCAATTTTTTTGTTTGATGCCATATTCTATTCCTCCTTGTTACCGTTCTGTACATCATTTAAGTGCAGGATAAATGTTTTCACTTCATTGTAGCTGCTTTTTTTAGGAAAATCTTGCGAAATGCAATAATTGTTAGAAAATAACGTTAATGTATGTTGTCAAACGCCTAGTAAATGTGATATAATTTAGTTAGCACCGGTGACTCTTACGAAAGGACTAACACGCATGGATAATTCGATCCAATCTCCAGAGATTGAAATAGAAGATGAATTAACAACTATAATTTCAGCCGTGGAGAAATTTATGCAACTTCCTCCAGAAGGTCGTATTTTAGTGCTTGAAAAGCTCCGAGAAATAAAAAGTAAATAACCCTATAGTCCCCGTCAAGTTTATGACGGGGATTGTTTTGATAAGGAGATGTCTTTTATTAATCCTTCATAACCATACATTTCCTTAAGTTCTGATAAACTGGTCTTAGTATTATAGTTTTTCTGAGTATCTACAAGATACCCGTTTTCTAAATCATCACTCACCCAACTAGCTTTGTATTTGACATCAGCAGGCGATGAAACAGATAGCGTGTAGTCTTGAAGACCATAAGATTCAGCGTGTTTTTTGAGATATCTCGTTGATTCACTAACAATTGCAGCAAAAGCATAAGCATCGTAGCTTTCCATTTCAATATAAACAGTAATCCATCCATAATTGCTAACCTGTACATAACTAGTGAGTGCTGTGGTGGAGTCGGCTGATTGCAAATGATTATAAAGCGAAATTTGAAGCTGCGTCAGTTGTGAATCTTGTGAAGACTCATTGGCATCAGGTCCCGATATGCCAATGTGAATCTTATAATCATTTACTGCATTATCAATTTTATCATAGGCAACTTTTTCTACGGTGTATGAATCTTGGTCATAGAATATAAACGAATTATTACTCCAACCAATCCATGAATTGTCTCCTGTTCGAAGAGTTGGATTAACATATGATATGTTAATCCCTTCTTCTTTTTCAAAATTTACTTGCGTATCAACGAGCTGCCTAACAAATGGAGCAAAATCATCATAAGAATACGGTTCGCTTATTGAATATACAACAGCAAAGCCTTCTTCACCATCGTCTACCACTCTTATATCATCAAGCGTGTAAGTGACATTATCTGTGAAATATTCTTTGATTTTAGTGATAGTTTCCTCACTTTTATTTTCACAGCTTGTAATTCCCAATATCATTACCACAGATCCAAAGAATACGAATATTTTTTTCAAAGCAAGTCCCTCCTTAGATGCTTGGTTTCAAATCGCCATTATGTTTTGTTTAATTTGTCAATTAGCATTAGGATTGTATCTTGATCATCCTTCGAAAGTTTCATAAACTTATGTAGAAATTCTTCTGCTTGCGGATCCACATCAGTTGTGCTATTTGATAAAGAAGCTAGCGCACTTTCCTTTGGAACATCATAACCTAGTAGCCATGCAGGGGATACATTTAATTGGCAAGCAATGGCTTCGGCAACTATTTTTTTTGGTTTGCGAACACCGTTTAGGTACGCACTTATCGCCTGTTTGGACACACCTATTTCATTTGCAAATTCGGTGACGCTCCTGCCACCAAACGCCTCTTTAAATCTGTCGTTGAAATTTGATACTAATTTCATATTCACGCCTCATTTCCTTTGGTGAATGTTTTGTGATGATATTATATCACAAAATGTCCACAATGTCAACAATCTGAAAAAAAAATAAAAAAAATGTCTACAAAGTGGTTGACAAATTAAAACAATTGTGGTATTATAGCATTAGTCCACAAAGTGGACAAGCATCTGGAGGTGATACAATGAATCATAAAGAACTCAAGAGCAAAGTGCTTGGCAAATTTTTTAGCATTACAGCATTTGCAGAAGCAATAGGATGGTCAAGAAATAAGGCTTCGCGCATTATTAATGGAATGCAGGAGCCTTCCTGCGATGACATTGTCGATCTAACAAATGTTCTTGATCTTGGTGAAAAGGAATTCTTCGCTATTTTTTTTGACAAGCTGTCCACAATGTGTACTGATTGAGAGCTGAAATCATTAGCAGATGGGAGGTGACACATTATGGTGAAACATGGCGGCTTAGAACTGGCGATGACAGAAGCCGTGTGGGAACACACGTTTAAGGAACTTGAAGAACAGAAAAAAGCCGAAACAATACTTCAGACTTTGGACGGAATGAGTATTGCTTCGGCAAAGGAACTGCTCAACAAGTGTGAACAGTGTTTAGGAACGCTGATTATCCGTTCCTGCGAATGACCGCAAGTTCCTCAGAAATGAGCTCCTGAGTTTCCACGAAGAAGTGGGTGAACTCTCTAGGGCTGGAAAAGCTCTTGTTACATTTTTGTATGTACAGCAGCGCAAGTTTTTCAGCAAGTTCATCTAAATCTTCATCTGTGAAGTGAAGGTCATTAATACCCATTATCATTTCTCCTTTCGTATTATTTCAGCTCGGCAAAGCTGATAAGCCAATTATAACACGAAACAAGGGAAAATTCAAGGAGGTGAACCTAACATGTTTACAAACAGAACCCCCGACGGCAGAAACAACATCTGCGGCATAAAGGTCAAGGAGCTCCGCAAGGGATTAAGAATCTCGCAGCGTGAGCTTTCCGACAGACTTATCGTTAACGGTCTGGACATCGACAAGAACGCTGTACAGCGCATCGAATCCGGGCAGAGATTTGTAACGGATATCGAGATAATCTATATTGCAAAGGTTCTCGACATCACCGTTGAAGAACTTATCAGGAGGTAAAACCAGTGCTGACAACAGCAGAACTGAACAACAAGCTCAATGAGCTTACCATCGAATACCGCAAGGTAGTCGATACCGGAAACACGGCAGAGATCCTGCGCTGGGTGCTTTCAACAGCCGAATTCATCAGAGAGATGTATGAGGAAGCAATATCAGCAAAGGGAATGACGGAGAATGAGCGCGAGGCATTTACACTCGCGAACTGCGCAAGCGATCTCAACCGTAAAACAATAAAGGCGCTACTTATAGACCGTCTTGCAAGGGAGGCTGCTTCAGCAAAAAAGCCTAGCAAGAATGACAACAAGGGTGCGTAAGAAAGGTGTATGTATGGAGAACATTAAAAAAGCGCTCTACACTTTGACATACGCTCTGCGGAGCACTAGAGCAGGCAAGGAAATTGATTATATCGAGGTGACCGAGGAAGGTTGCGGGCGCACTGCGGTGATACACTTTGCTCCGGGAAGCGGCAAGCGCAACAAGGCAGTTGGCATTGAGTGTGACAGCGCCCTGGGAGCAATAATTGACGTCTGCAAGGCGCTTTCAAACTGATAAGAGGCAAGCAAGTGAACAAGCCCCAATGTCATACAATGAACGGAGGTGATTATCATGGCACGACCGACCCCGAAAGAAATACTGGAACTCAAGCCGCATATCGTCGAGCACGTCTACGATGAGAACGGAAAAGAGATCGGGTGGATAGCAGACAACTTCGTCGTTCAGACGCAGAAAGAGGTTGATGATATCCTCAAGGAACTCGGCAAAATCTGGGGCGATTCGTGCGATCGCAAAGCCCGCGAAAAGCAGCTTGCCTCAAAGCCCTGACATTACGGCAAGCCATAAGAAAGGAGAAATTATGCCTAACTATTTTGGAAAGCAAAGGCTCGTTCGAATCCTTTACAATTATCTGGAGTGGACAGCTCCGGAGAAACTCGCAGAACTTAAGCGCGAACTCAAAGAAGCAGGCGAATACAGAAAGTATGAAATCAAGTACACGAAGCGCCGGGGCGACGAGTGGCTCAAGGCTCATATTTACTTTGATCGTATCGAATATCGCTTTGAGATGCATGCTTGGGGGAAAGAATCCAAGCGCGTTACCCTCATCGAAAAGAAAGTCATTGGCGACTACGACGACGAGAGCATTACGCAAACTTTTGCCGGAACCGCCCACTATGACGAGAACTTTAACCCGGTGGATACAGACACATCACATTGCAGTGATTTGCTGGCTTTGCAATCGATTGCAAAAGTAGGACAAGCCTCGTAGCAGCATAAGGACGGTGAACAAGATGAGGAAAAACAAAAGGCGCACAAGAGCCGAAACAGTACTTAAGTACGCGATAATCACGATGTGCGGATTGATCCTCTTCACGCTGGCGAACGATTCCGCAAATGCCGAACGCATATCCAACAGCGTGGGTGGCGAGGCAGTGTTTGTTCTTCTGCCGGTGCTGTGGTGGATCATTGAAGGGACAATAAAGGATTCGGTTGCGGAAGCCAGGAAAGCCAAGCGCAACAGAAATGAGAGGACATGGCGATGAGCGAGAAGAAAACGCTGCACAATGTGTGGCTCATACAGGACAAGGTTCCAATTGATGAGTCGGCGGACAATGTTCCGGTCGATGATCCTGATGACTCTGAGAGAAAACCCAAGTATTTTGCTGGACTGGCAATAAGCGAAGTCACCGGGAACCAGGTTTCAAGGTTTGAACCGCTTTCCGCTGCTACTAAAGTATATAAGAATGAGAAAGGTGCGAAAATAGGCGCGCGCATGGCGGACAAGTACTATGAAAGTCCGTTCATTACCCCGGTGTTCGTTGAGTACGCGGAGTTTGATGTGCCGGAAGAACCGCTGAAGCCCTCAACCCCTGCTCCGAAGGAGCCGCCGGCACGTACTCCTTTGTCGGCTGTCCCTGAAAGCGAACTTGGTGGTTGGATTGCGCTGGACAAGCTTTGCGGCAACTATCCGCTGATGCTGCGGAAAAAGGTCGGCACCATTTTCCGTTTTGCAATCGCTTTCAGCGAAAATGATATCCGTTACTTGCCTGCCGAAGAAATTTTCGCCTGGACGCGGTACTTTGAGGAATGCACCAGCTTCGTAGTTGGCAGGATCCGCAACCGCCGCATAGCCGAGGGCAAGGACCCGGACGGCGCTGACGACTGGAAGAAAGGCGTTACATAATGGCTGTTCAGATATGCCCTATATGCAAGAAGGGCGAAGACCATGAAGTTGGTTCATGGGTAAGATGTCCGCGATTTGCAGCGCCTGTATGCATGGAGCACTGCAACGAGTGCAGGTTTTTCAGCGGATACGAAACATCGGTAGTTCACTGCTACTTCGGCAGCAAGGACGAGCCGAACACAAAAAAATAAAGCCTTGAGCAAAGACTCAAGGCTGAAACAAAACAAGGGAAACGAATAAAAAATATCCTACTTAAATTATACATCGTTTCCCTTAAAAAGTCAATAGGGAGTTTTCAAAAAAGCGGCGGTAATGCCGCTTTGACGGCCTTGTAATGAGTATTAACTTTTCGGACATTTCATTCTTCAAGCGGAAAACTCCCTCGACAGTCAGGGGGGAATGATAGTGCGACGGAACTTTATCCGGGAAAAGGCATTCGACGCTCGGAACAGCCGATACAAAGAGGTTGAGCTTTTCGAGTATTCGGAGGAAGAGCAGGAAGCAGTAAGGCAGAGGAGGAAAACACGCACTCGGGCATCTCCTCCTAAAATCAAGAGCCTTAACGACAGCAACAGCCGAAAGCACTTTCGATGGCTGTTTTTCAACAACTTCTGTAAGGGAGATTATCATATCGTTCTTACATATGATGATGAACATCTGCGAAGAGGCATACCAGATTGTAAACGTGAGTTTTCCAATTACATAAGGTGTATGAAACGTCTGTACATAAAGAAAGGGTTAGAATTAAGATATCTTTATGTGATTGAGGGTACGAATGATGGAGCGAGGTTCCATTATCACTTGATTGTGAACAGTGGAAAAGGCAAAGTAACAAGAGATGAGGTTGAACTGCTTTGGAAATGCGCTAAGCGCACGAATAGTAAAAGCTTGCAGTATGACGATGACGGTACTTTCACATCATTGGTGAACTACCTCATGAAGTCACACGACAGCAAGAAGAAGTGGGAACGGAGCTGGAACTGTTCGCAGAACCTCAAGCGTCCTGAAATCACAGTCGATGATAACAAGGTATCGAAAAGAACTATGCGGAGGATCCAGGACGCTGCACGAAATGACGAGGTCAGAATGATCATGAGCAGGGTATATCCGAAGTTCAAGATTATTGACTACGAGATAGGTCAGAACCCCGTGACAGGTCGTGACTACGCAAGATTCAGAATGATCAGGCTCGAGTAGAGCCAGATACAAGCGAATTCAGCAGTAATGCGGGTTCAGGCAACAAAACAGGTCAATTACCCCGGACATGAGCGGCGCAAAGCCCAAAAAGCCGCGCGAAATCAATCGGGGTGCTATATAGGAGGAATTTTATGAACAGCGAAACACTTAAGCAGCTCGGAGAACCGAGCAACGATATGGAGCGTGAGATATTTGAGTATCTCACTGCTTGCAATGACACAGAACTTGATACGCGAATTCTTGAAAAGAAACTCAGCTTAGAGGGGTGTTTAGAGTTTTGCTTCAAGAAAGGCAAGGCTAATGAGGTCAAGGTCAAGAATTACGGTGTATCCAAGATATCAGAAGAACAGCATTGGAAGTGGGTTCGTGGATATTTCGGCATAAAAGAAGAAAGCGTGTCAGCGGGAAAGCCGCTGCCAATCCCTGTGCAGATGAGCACCAAGAAACCTGTCATCAGCTTTGATGACCTTCTTTAAGGTGGTGCTGGTATGATAGCATACAAGGAACTGTCGGGAACAATGTTCACCGAGAACATCACCTTCAAAATGAAAGCATCAAAGTCAAGATATAGCAGGAACTATGAATCAACAGGTGTGTATACTGCTAAAACGGTATTCACTAAAAAGCATACTTGCATCTTATCCGTATGCCTCTATTTGCCCACTGAAAAAGAAAACGAATGGACGCTGGGAGAGAGGCATTTTCTTACCGAGAACGGGGAAATGGCAAGCGAGGCGTACCTCGGTGATGGAGCATTCAAGCGTGGTGAGTTCAAGATAGGCAATGGAAATGTTTCGACACGATGGGGCTACGATTGGTATTGCAGTTTTTCATGGACTTTACGGAGTGGTTTCGCAGACGCATATGCATTTCCCTATGGTGATGCAGATAAGACAATAGGAGATTTCCTGAAACGATTTGACGCTTTTGCAGGATATGATGTACATGATTCCACTTTCACTCCTAAGTGTATGTTAAGCTGGTTGGCAGATTATCAGGTTGATTTCTTTAACGATAAAATCAAGAAAGCCACACAGCGCCGCAATGCTAGGGTTAGGGATCTTATGTATCCATATTCTGACACTCCCGAGGATATGAAGAAATGGATATTCACCGAGCGGCTCAAATTGGCTCCGTGGTTTTACAGCTATTCCCACAAGCATACTCAGAAGGGCAAGTGCTCTGTATGCAAGAACGAATCGCAATTGGACGGAGTTAGGGATTACGCCAAAAGAATATGTCCTGTGTGCGGAGCAGAAATTCAGTGTATTAATATACGCGCAAAACGTTATACAGCATATTGCGCCAAGAAGATAGACTGGGCGAACAGCTGTGACACTGTATATCATCAGATATTATCGGATGGTAAGTTCCTTAGCCGATACTTCTTTTCTATAACACGCTATGAGTATGACATTGACACCGGCGAAATAAGCAGAAAAGATGAATTAACCGAATACCGCCGTGATTTTTGGGAAATTGTTCGTGAACAGCAAATTGCAGCGCTTGACTCGGTTTATGAAAAGAGAGCTGAATGGGAGAAAGTTAGTCGGAGATCTATTCGGTATGTTAAGCTCGGAGCATGCTGGCCGGGAAATCTCGTTGAACTGGTGCACGCAACTGGGATACCAACTATACAGAACATGGACATTGCACCTCTCTGTGAAAAGTGGAACAGGCACATCATAGAATTGCTGAATGGCTTGAAAACGGCTCCCGTTGTAGAAAACCTTGGTAAAGAGGGTTTACATAGTCTTGCAGAGTCAATTATTTATGGTTATGGCGCTGCCGATGGGCTTGGAGTATGCTCTTCAAACAAGCCGTATAAATACCTCGGCGTGAGCAAAACAATTCTTCCTTTTTTCGCTGAAATTGATGTTTCTGTTTTTCAGGTAAAAGTGTGGAGAGAACTTGGGCTGACGGAAAAAGACATTAAGGCATTTTGTAAGCTTTGTAACGAATGTGCTGATCATTTAAGCGAGGTTTCAAAGATTATGCTTAAATATCGGTTACCCATTGTTCGTCTTAGCAACTATCTTGAAAAGCAGCGGACAAAAATGCAACGTAAATCCGGTGTAGGTATTTTCTTCATAGATTATGTCGTGGCAGCGGAGAAGCTTGGATTTGACCTTACGGGCAATCGCGAATTATTCTTTCCTCAGGACATAAAGAGGGAACATGACAGGTGCAATGACCTGGTATTCATCAAGGAATCTACGGTTCAGAATGAACATTTGCAAAGAAGAACGAAACTGCTTGAGCGGCTTTCATACAAGGATAAGAAGTTTATTATTCGACCGCTGAGGACAATACAGGACTTTGTCAACGAAAGCAATAAGCTGGATCATTGCGTAAAGACTTATACCAAGCGGTGTGTTGAAGGAACTGCAAACATTTTCGGACTAAGGAAGATTGATGAACCCGATGAACCGTATTTTACTGTAAATATAAGCAGCGACGGTAGGCTCATTGAAAATCACGGTCTACACAACGTCTTGCCGACTTCAGAGGTCAAAGCCTTTGTTGATAAGTGGCTTAAGATTGTAACTAAACGGTTGGAAAAGGAACCGATTGATGCATCCGAGAAGGAAGAAACCAAACAGAATATACGAATAGGAGCGTAACACATGAAAACATGCCAGTATTACAAGGGCACCGAGCAAGTCGGTGCTGATTCGACAAGAATCCTCTGCTCATACATGGCGAGCGGCGGAAAAGTTTTCAAGAACAATGACCCGGAAAGTGCGGCTCTGATACAGTGCTGCTGGCACGCAGAGAAAGCGGAAAAGGAGTGTCCGCTTTGGAACGTTGAAACGGCGGACACCATTCTGGACAAGCCGGATGCAGTTCCGAATGACGAGTGCGAAGATGTTGACGGAATCGAATTCAGCGAAGGTGAAAAGCTTCAGATGCTTGCGGACGGATTCCGCAAGATGAGCAAGACGTGCCCCTACTACTCCAGCGAATATGGCAAGGTTGAGGTGAACTATCTCGGCGCTATGGAATTCGAATGTGAACACACCAAGATGATATTCGCAGAGGAAAGCAAAGCTGGCGAATGGCTTGAAAGATGTTGCTCGGCACCGGAAAAGTGCTATCACTACCGTAAGGCTAAGGAAAAGGAGGGACAGCCAGTGGAACAGCAGGCATTCACGACGGAGATTGCAGAAAAGACAGATACATCAATATCAACTGAACGTCAGGACCGAGCGGCGCAGCTTACGCAGCGGATCATGGCAAACGGCAAGATCGCCGCAAGCTCCATGATAGATATGGGGCGTGATCTCAAGGCAGTTCGCGACGAGCGGCTCTTCACCGAGATGGGGTATGAGAATTTCGAGGAGTACTGCGAAAAGAAAATAGGCATAGGCAAGCGCCATGGCTATAACTTTATACAGATTTACGAGAAATTCGGAGAGGAAAAGCTGGGACAGCTTCAGCAGCTCGGTATTACCAAGCTGCTTGAAATTGCAAAGTTGGACGATGAGGACGCCGATGACCTCTTGCATCACAACGATATTAATGCTCTTTCGGTGCGCGAACTCAGTGCGAAGGTGGACGAGTATCGCAATAAGTATGAACAGATGACCATGCTGCTTGAGGAGGAAAAGAGCAAGAATGCTGAAAGTGCATCTCTTGAATCGCAGGTGGAGGAACTGAAGCGGTTTACCGCCACGCTTAACGATAATTACAACAAAGCTCTCAAAGAGAAAGCGGAAGCTATTAAAGAACATCAGTCCGAGATGAAGAAGCTGACCGCTGACCGGGATAAGCAAATTAACGAGCTGAAAAAGAAGCAAACCGACTATGAGGAGCTTGAACAGCGATATAAAGAAATCGCAAGCCGTCCTGCAGAAATCTCCGAGGAAGAGCGGAACGTACTCATTCAGCAGGGACGCGATGAAATGCGTAAAGAAAAAGACGAGGACTGGAGCAACGTCGTTGAACTGGCAAGAAAGACGGCAACCCGAAATACAGAGAAGAAATTTACTGAGGAAATCAGCAGTCTCAAGATTCTGAACGACGAGCTGCGCAAGGTTGCTGACGGTGCCAAGGAGTCCACGAAGAAGTACAAGGACGAGGTTGAAAAGCTGAAAGCCGAAAATGCTGCTTTGCAATCGAATGCACAGGTGGTCGAAGTTCCTGCACCTGCTCCGACGAGCGGCGCACGGGATAAGGTAAAGTTCTACTTTAAGCAGATAGAAACAGCATTCACCGCTGCGACAGAGGCTGTGTCCGAGGCAGATACCGAAGAACGTGCCGAGCTTACTTCTGCGCTTAAGAAAGTGTTGGAACGCATGGGCGCGATATTAGAACAGACCTAATAATGGGAATGTCAGATTGAATTCGGGTGGGGAGCATTCCCTACCCGGAAACAATCCATTGTTGAAAGGGAGAAATTGTGAAGAAAAATAATGAAATCCAGAACAAGTGCGGTCATTGCAAGTATGCCCACGTCAAGAAGTACGGTACAAGCGTGTACTGCCAGATTCACGACGATACGCTTAAAGGCATCAGCTCAAAGGCTTGTGAGAAGTTCGAGGAACGAACAGAAAAGGCAGAGGAAGGAACGTACCATGGATAAAACAAATAAGTGTCCATTCTGCGACAATCCGAACTGCCGTATAACCAAGGAGCAGGTACTGGCAAGAGGTCCGATACTGGAAAGGAACGCCGATTATATCATGCATGATGAAACCGATGAATACCCAAGGTTGTACGCATTCAAAGGTGTTCCTGCTTTGATTACATACAGCGCTCTTTTCCCTGATCCAGACGAGCCAAGTCCTCATGTGTTTAACCGTGTGCAATATGATGAGGATTTCGATAGCTATGACGGCTGGCTTAGCTGCGATATCGATAATCCTATGGAATTCCCAACCGAAGCCGAAATGCTTAATGAGATTTTAAGCAATAACAGCCGGACCCAAAATAAAGGAGATTGATTGTTATGCCTGGCACAAATTGGCTTGAAAAGACCCACGAAAGCTATAACAATTACTACAAAACTTATTATGCGGCGTGGTGCAGAAAGTCGGGATTGCCGATGCTGAATTCATCTTGTTGGGAGCGAATCCAGGCTGAGAAACTATATACGGTCAGCCGTGCCAAAAAGGAACACGTTTGCATTGATAAGAGTAAAGTGTGCGGATGGTTTCGTCTTTGGCATGGATATGTTCCTCTGTTCAAAGCGGTAAGATGACATTGAGGAGTGAACAAAATGTGCAAGCGTAAAAATCATTACGTTGATAGGATACCACATTCCGAAGATGAACACATTGCTGAACTCTATCAATCTGGTATGTCGATAATTCAGATCGCGGCAAAATACAAGTGTTCATTATCATTGATTGGTGACAGATTAGACAGCGTAGGAATTCAAAAAAGACAGAGTGACTGCATAAATATAGGTTTTTCATTGGTTCCAGACGATTGTGACCCACCAGAAAGTTGCTTCAACTGCAAATATCCGGATTGCCGTATGCAGAATAGTCCTCGAACCCTCAAAGAAAAAAGCTATATAAAGGGTGCAATGAAATGACAAATCACGAACGTTTTATGAGAATTCCACCCAAAGCGCTTATCGAAAAGAATTTTGCGTGGCACATGGTATTCTGTTCTTTCGTTGAAGAAAATCAGAAATATTGTGCCAGAATGAAACCTAAGGCAACACCGCACAAAGTCCACAAATTAGAAATTAAGCACGATTAGTAAACAAACTAGTTGCATAGTAAAATAAAAAATGGTATAATAAAAGTA